TATCAACTGGGTTCTCGAACCTCTGAAGGTCGGAGGGACTAATAAGTTTTTAGACAAAAAATTTTGGCTGGATTCCAGCGATAACCTAATGTATCAGGGCATAGCACCCGAACTTTCTGCCACCAGAAGTGCGCGGATGCCTGCCTTCTTTGAACATTCTAATGTCAATCTCCCTCAGTACGCTTAAGCTACATAATGAACGCCTGAATAAGATGCTAGCAGATATGCAGTCTTACTTTGGTGCTCCTCCACCCAAGCCAGGTGATACTATCGAAGAGATTATGTATAAAGCCGGACAACAATCCGTGCTCGATTATTTTCAACAACAACTGGAGGAAAACTAATGTGTTTCGGAGGCGGGAGCCAGCAGAATCTACAACCTGTTGTAGCTGCTCCTCCCTTACAACGTGCGGTCCAACCACCGCCGCCGCCTACTACCGCTGCACCTGCTAAGCCTTTGACTAGTAACCGTGAAGCTGTTGCCATTCGTGCAGCAGGTACCAGCACTGGTCGTAAGGCATCTACCCTTGACCGTCGTCGTTCTAGCTTGAACGTTGGTTTGAATCAAGCTGGTAGTGATAAAGGTGTTGGAGGTCTGAACCTGTGATTAGCGCACGTGCTCGATACCAAGAACTTTTTACTACACGTACTGAGTTTCTTGATGTTGCAGTTGAGTGCGCTAAACTTACCCTCCCGTATTTGATTAAGGATGACCACTCATATAATGAGAGTCATAAGAACTTGCGTACTCCATGGCAATCCATTGGAGCCAAGGGTGTGGTGACGCTGGCATCTAAACTGATGCTGGCGTTGCTACCTCCGCAAGTTGCTTTCTTCAAACTGCAAGTGCGGGATGATAAACTAGGTGAAGGCGTGCCACCTGAAATTAGAAGTGAACTTGATCTCTCGTTCTCAAAGATTGAACGGACGATCATGGACTTCATCAATGCCTCAGGTGACCGTGTTGTCTTGAACCAAGCAATCAAACAACTGATTGTTAGTGGCAATTCGCTCGTCTACATGGCAAAGGATGGTCTCAAGAGCTACCCTCTTAATCGTTACGTGGTTAACCGTGACGGTGATGGCAACCTGCTAGAGATCATTACTAAAGAACTCATTGACCGGTCGGAGCTAGACATAGGTACCATTGAACCGAAGCCTAACGCTCCTGGCAATGACGGAATCAAAATAGGTTCACAGCAAGATGACGTTGAGGTGTACACCTACGTGAAACTCGACGAGAAGTCTGGACGCTGGGTCTGGCATCAGGAAGCTTTCGATAAGATCATTCCTAACAGCCGTAGCACAGCACCGAAGAATGCTTCGCCGTGGCTAGTCTTGCGATTCAACACCGTTGACGGTGAAATGTATGGGCGTGGTCGTGTTGAGGAATACCTCGGTGACCTACGTGCTCTTGAGGGACTGTCTCAAGCCCTCGTTGAAGGCAGCTCTGCTGCTGCCAAGGTGGTGTTCCTTGTGTCTCCTAGCAGCACAACGAAACCACAAACTCTTGCTCAAGCAGGTAACGGTGCCATCGTTCAGGGTAGACCTGATGATGTCAGTGTTGTACAAGTTGGTAAGACAGCTGACTTCCGTACTGCTTATGAGATGGTTAACACTCTTGCACAGCGCATCTCTGATGCCTTCCTTGTGTTAAACATCCGTCAATCGGAGCGCACTACAGCTGAAGAGGTACGCCTCACCCAACTCGAATTGGAACAACAGCTTGGTGGTCTCTACTCTCTGCTTACTGCAGAGTTCCTTGTGCCTTACTTGAACCGTAAGATGCTTGTGCTACAACGTAGTGGTGCACTGCCTAAGATTCCTAAGGATCTTGTGCAACCTACCATCGTTGCTGGTATCAATGCTCTTGGTCGCGGTCAAGATCGTGAGGCACTGACTAACTTCATTACCATCATCTCACAGACGATGGGACCTGAAGCTATTCAACAATACATCGATCCATCTGAATACATCCGCCGCCTTGCTGCAGCTGAGGGTATCACTACCCTGGGTCTCGTCAAGACTGAAGAACAACTGCAACAAGAATCCGCTGAACAGCAGCAACAAGCTGCACAGCAATCACTGCTTAGCCAAGCAGGTCAGTTGGCGAGTGCTCCAGCATTGGATCCCTCTAAGAATGCTAACCTGAATGGAAACCAAGAAGGAAACCCGCTCGACGCCCAAGCGCCTCTCGCGGAAGAAATCGCCGGAGCCTAGTGCTCCTGTAGAATTGGAGATCACTGATGCAGTGATTGAGAATCCTGTAGAAAATGAAAGGCTTACTCCCAAGATGACCGTGGGAGATGAGCCCCATAAGGAGGGTAATCGCTATGCTCCTAAGATGAAAGTAGGTACTCCTACTCTCGGACGTTCACCTCAATTCGTTACCGAAGTTGGTCTGGGTAATTTACAAGTAACTACTAATGGCAAACGAGCTTACAATTGATATGACTCCGGCAGATCAGCCGGAACTTTCTCCTGAAGAACAGGAGTCTCTCCAGATTGGAGAGCAGCTTGCTGAAGCACAGGAGCAACTCCTAGCTGGCAAGTACAGAGATGCACAAGAACTAGAGAAGGCATACCTTGAGCTGCAACAGACGCTGGGTGGCAAGGAAGAGACCCAGCAAGATGCTTCTGAAGAGGCTCAGGATGAATCACCCTCGGAGACTACTGTGTTCGATACAGCCGCTTCTGAGTGGGCTGAGAAGGGTGAGCTTTCTAGCGATACTATGGCTAAGTTGAAGGAACTTCCTAGTGAAGATCTCCTGAATGCTTATCTGGAATCACAAAAGAATCTTCCTCAACAAACTAAGGATCTTTCGGATAGTGAACTGAACAGCGTCTACAATTCTGTAGGCGGTGAACAGAACTACCGAGCTATCACTAGTTGGGCAGCTGATAACCTCGGTGACTCTGCAGTTAATGGGTTCAATGAACTGGTTAACAGCGGCAGTCCTGAGGCTATCAAGCTAGCTCTTGCTGGCATCCAAGCTGGCTACGAAAATGCTAACGGCTACGAAGGTCGTATGCTTTCAGGTAAGGCACCCACCAATACCGGTGAAGTCTTCCGTTCTCAAGCTGAGGTTGTGGCAGCAATGTCTGACCCTCGCTATGACAAAGACCCTGCGTACCGCAATGATGTCTTTGAAAAACTCGATCGCTCTAACCTAGAATTCTAATGTCTGTAACCACCAACGAGTTTGGACAACAAAACATCTTCGCTAAAGAACCTGAAATTATCATGACTGATCATCCCTACGGTGTCCCACATAACGAACGTGCTGAGCAGCTCAACGGTCGCGTTGCTATGCTTGGCATCATGGCTGCTTTTATCTCTTATGCAGTCACCGGTCAAATCATCCCGGGAATCTGGTGATGAAAAAGAAACCTGAAACCAAACAGCGGCTTGATAAGTCTTGTTGGAAAGGTTACAAGAAACAAGGTACCAAAGTTAAAAGTGGTACTCGTGTTAACAACTGCGTCAAAGCTAACAAGAAATGATTGAATGCCCTACATGTAACGTGCAAGAACAGTACGTCCTAGAACAGCTGCAAACAAAAGCAGACATCAAAGATGTAGTCGCCCTTGCTGTTATCATGGGCAACATCAAACAGGAGTCTGACTTCCGCCCTAACGTATGTGAAGGCGGAGCCATTCTCCCTTATGATCAATGTCTGCGTGGTGGCTATGGTCTTATCCAATGGACTACTCAGGCACGCTATGATGGTCTCGGTTCCTTCTGTAAGAAGTACGACTGTGACCCATCATCTCTTGAAGGACAAACTAGATACATGATCAACGAGAATCAGTTTCAAGCTGAACTCGATGAGTTCCAACGTCCTCACCAAAGCGTTGGTTTCTATATGAACTCCGCCTACTATTGGTTAGGCTGGGGAATTAAAGGACCTCGTGAACAATACTCTTACAACTACCTTAAGAAATTTCAATGAAACTCGCTATCCTCTCTGCTGCCGTTCTGTTCGCAGCTGCTCCCGCTTTCGCTGGTCCCTACGCTAACATCGAAGCCAACAGCGGCTTCACTGGTTCTGACTACACCGGCACCAGCACTGACTTTCAC